TCTTGTCCGAGTAACATTTTACCTCCACAGTTAGGTTAGGTAACTGAAATATAACTTCTCTTTATATATATTTTCTATATATAAAAGTTTTATACAACTTACCTTAACCTAACTAATGTACACTTTTTTAAATAAAATCGTATTTCTATCTACTGGTTTACACTATGCCTTCAATGCTTTGAGTCTAAAACCGGCGTTCGGGTTTTTTGCAAAAATCCCCATTTCCCATGTGACATATTTTTCGATCTTGTGGGATGGTTGATTATCTCCGACCCCGGACTTGGTTCTGACTTCAAAGTTTTGCAGGAAACCTTTTTTCCAGTACCGGGTATCGAGCGCATAAAAGTCGGTAGTCGTTGCTTGTCTGTCGATCTTAACCGCCAGGTCGCCACAACTTGTCTCATACACATCGATGATATTACCGGCACGTTTTTCTGATTTGTTTTTGTTGACTACCGCGCCGCCGGAGAAGTTGTCAAACTTCATTTTTTGCTTGGAGTTGCAATATCCGTTGAGGATATCAAACTCATGAATGTCATACACCTGCTGCATCCCCTGTAGGATAAACGACTCACTGATAGCCGCGCTGGCGCACTCGATTACGTTGCTGTTCGCAAGTTGTGCATTAGCTGCATTAAACCAGTACGGCAATCCACCAAACAAGCTGGCCACGCCTTCGGAATGTTTTGTTGCGGTATCATTTTCGAAAATCGATTTGTTTGCACCGCGACGCATGTGCAGGGCGGCTTCCAGCATTCGCTTTTTGATGTCTGTGCCAGTGCCGTTTTTATCGGCTACGGCCTGTTCGGTTGTGGTAATCATATAGCCTTTTTCCATAAGTTGCGTATAGTTTTTCAATCGGGTCGGCAACGCATGACCGGCAACTGTGGCATCCGCACCTTCAGCAATAGCACTGGTAGCGGGAGTCGCAAGAGATTCGAGCGCCCACGAATATTCAATATTTTTAATGTCGTCGCCGTCGCCCATATCGGACAACAATACTGTTGACTTGGGGCTGGTATTCAATACGAGTTGATGATAATCTTCAGGGTTTACTGCGGAACTATCTGCTGCATATGCGTTTTCTACGCCTGTTCTTGCCATTTAACTTCACACTCCTATAACATTTTTGCAATATCGTCTATGGACATTTCACGAACTTTCTTCACATCGAGTTTCTTCGCCGGTGTCGGTCCTTCGTTTACGCCGGATTCAACCTTGACTGTGGGGGTAATTTTAGCCCCTTTAGGAACTACGGCTGGAGCGGGTTTGTTTTTGCTTGCCGTATAAGCCGTTTTCTGCTGTTCGTAGAAGCCGGTAATAGCATTCACTTCAGCCGTTGTCAGTTTTACTTTGCGATAATCTTCGCCTGCGTTAAACATTGCATCGCGGGTTTTCAACTTCTGAAATACCGGATATAGTTTGTTAAATTCGGCAATTCCTTCCGGTCCTGATTGTGGAAGTTTATACAATTCCTGCTCTGCAAATCGGTTTACTTCAACAAAATCCGGTTCTGCCGCTAATGTGTTAACTTTGCTCGCAAATGTTTGCTCAATTTGTTGGGATTCTCGCTCTGCATAATCGGCTTGCTGTTTTTCGAGGTTTATTTCTGCTAATGCCTGCTGATATACCGCAAAATGAATCCGATTAATCGAAGCATCCGGGCTGAATTCGTCAGCGTTTTTAATCCCGAGCATTTTCATCGCCCGGTCCGTAACCTGTCTGTCAAGCGACTCCCACTGTGCGGTGGAATCTACAACTGGGGCAGGCATTGCCTTCTCAAAAGCGATACGTTGTTGTGCCAACTGCTCCATCTTAATATTATAATTGGATGCAAGTTGCGCATCGTTAATCAGATCTTGGATTGATTTTTCCTGCTCGACACCGTTAGCTTTGAATTTTACTTTGGCGGAGAGGTCGAGTGTTGGAGGTTCGGATTCCGGTTCTGGCTCAGGTTCGGGCGCGGGAGTTGGTTCCAGTTCTGGTTCTGGGGTTGGTTCTGGGTCTGCGGCTGGTTCGGATTGTACCCCGTTTAACCTATCTACCGCTTCATCAATTGTCAGTTCTGTGTCTACCATTTAATACTCCTTTGGGCCTGTATAGCCGCCAGCCCGTTTTATTTTATGCCCCTGCATCTCTGCGCCAGGGCGTGACCCGTAAGTTGCGCCGCTTAATAACGGCGCGTGGATACTAGCACTTTTTACCGGGTTTCTTCATCGGTTTTTTCTTGGCCATGCGCGAGTCCTCCTTTCCTATACCATTACTCGTTTATGCACCAGCGTTGCCATCTTCCCCCGCTTCGAATCCTGCGGCGTGAAGTCCACCGTGTCACCTACGTCCAGCGAAAACGACTGTGCCTGTATTGCGGACCCATGGCAGAAATAATTTATATCATCATTCCCAAGAATCGTTCCGTATCCTTTATCGTCGGACCATTCACTTACCTTCCCGGTCATTTCGCACCCCCTGCGAGATATCTCCTTGAATTTTATTCACAATCCGGGTCAATGCCAGATATTCATAATGCGCCTTAATCGCTAGTTTTGGAGATTCAGACAACATTTTTAACAATTCCTTGTTGATTTCTATTACGATTTCCGCCAGATATGCCTTGACCTGTGGGGCCAACGCCAATCGTTCCTGCTTGTCCATTTATCGGTCCTCCTAATGTTACTGACGATGGGTGCAAATGGTCCGTAATCACTTTCTGCCCTGCACCGTAAATAGATTTCTGTTCTTCCTTGATTCGGTTTTCTTCCAGGTCTACAACAGCCTGTGTTGCAAACATTTCTGGCGTTGCTTGTATACCGGACTTAGCCAGAATTTGAATTTTTACTTCTATTGGTAATGTCGCAAAATCAATTCGCAACGACTCGCTAACTGGTGCGTCTACTGGTTGTTTCTGTGCCTGTTGCGGGTCTTTAATATAATCGTCCACGTTTCGTATTCCAACAAGTTCTAGATATTTCTTCACGGCATTATATGCCCCGGACACGTCAGCAATCCCGCCCTGTATCCATGTGGGCATCTGCGCGATAACGTTGGTCATGTTTTGGACATCGGTTTCCTTCGCCCCTGCACCCATGCCAGCATTAACAATATAGTCGAACGATCCAGATAGATTATCCTTGTTAACTTTCAAATCCTTATTCGTGAGCCGGACTACCTGTTCCTGATCAATGTACTTTTGGTTTAGATACACCATCCGCATGAACAACGCCTTCATGCCCGTTTCGGCGATGTTCCGCATAATCAATTCCATTGCCTGTGATCCTTGGTTAATCAGAGCAGTAATACCGGTAGCGGTCTTATTTAACGAAGCCGCATCCATTCCCTGATTGTATCGATTTATGTTACTGGCTTCTTCTCCCCATGACTTAACCATTTCAATTAGCTGCAATGTATATCCTGCAAGTGGTACCTGCGCCACTGGTTGCATGGCCTGTGCAGGGTCCGTGTTGATCGACAGAAATGCATCACCGTCTAATACCTGGTTGAAATCAAGGAACGCCGACTCGTTGCATAGCTGCTGTGGATTATTATTCAGCGCCAGATTCTGCACTGTCAGCCGTATAATAGCCGTCAGCAGGTCTTGCCACTGTCCCAGTGCGTCAATCCCCGATATGTCCGGCACAACTTTAAACGGATCGAACACCGGAGAGATTATGCAGAACGGAAATCCGTCCGTATTTTCTTCGTATCGGATGAATATGTTGCCGTCCTCTACAACAGTAAATATGCAGTCCTCTAGTTTATGATCGCCGTTGATGTCAGCCTTTACGAAACATTCCGATATCCATACCTTTCGATTCGGATCGTCTAAGTCATAACTCTCATCGTTTGTATACCCGTTGCGCGTCGAGTCCATGTTGGTATCGTCTATCGACGTTGACCCGGTACCGGACCCGACCAGCTCCATGACTTTAGCGCGGTCGTACATGCCGGAGAACGTTCCGTCTGGCTGTTTCTTTTTAATATTCCGCACGAGGTAGTCAATTGTTACCTGTTTCCTGCGCCCGACGAGTTCGCACTCGCCCAGAGTCCTTGCTCCCGGTGTCCATATCAATTCTTCACTAGGAACGTTCTCGATCAGCGGGAAATTCTCTGTTAGCTTCATATATTTCACGGTCACTGTCGTGATCGGTGTCCCCGTCTGCGGGTCCACTCCTTCGACAGCGTTCAGAATATCGACGTTGTTTTGCAGGGCCTCTGCCATGAACCGTTCTTCATCGCCTTGTGGAACGATCTTATCTTCTTCAACCGATTCGTATTCGCGTTTCTGCGTGACCATGACTACACTGTAGAGTTGATACAGGCATTCCTTTACCCACCAGTAGAACTTTTGGTACCCTACATTTGCATATTCAATCTGCCAATTGCATAATTCCTGCATGGTTTCTGCGTTTTTATCATCCTCTGCGTTGCGGCCCTTCATGCTACCGATATCACTATTACCAAATAGCATCTTGATGATCTGCGCCGTCATGCGCTCGGTAGCCGACATAACCGACGTATCGCTCATCGAGTATTGCGTCAGATTCGGAAACTTCTCGTCATAAAACGCCTTGTCCGAACGAAAACGCTGCAATCTCACCTTATCTTTCGGCGATACATTAGCAGCGTGATGATCACGGGCTTTATCAATCTTGCGAAGGACTTGCTTCTCTATTGTGGCGCGGCGGTCTGATGCACTCACTAAATCGCTCCCCTCTTCGGACTTGGGCGGTCTCGCTTAACAGTTCGAACGAACGCCATTTCATGCTCCAGCGCGTACCGTATCGAATCTATTATGTGATTGTTTTTGTCCACAGGCTCTGGCAGTGCGTTGCCGTTCTTGTCCTCACGCCACTTGTAGACCGTGAACTCGTTTATGCACTCGCGCAAGGTCTTGTGTATGACAATCTGTAGCTTCTGTAGCCACTGAATACCAAAATTAACGCTGTCCTTGCCCTTTGAAACTGCGGTAGCGGAAACCCCGTACTGCCGTAGCTCCTGAATCGACTTCGGTTCTGCACAGTCGCAGGACACCACGTCACGCCCTGCCATTGTCTTGACTACTGCGGCCAGAATATCGTTAGTCATACCATATTGATACTGCGCATCTATAATGTATAGTGTCATGTGCGCCCGGTCGTAGTGCACCCTGCACAGCGCTGCCGGGTCATCCGAGTAACCAAAGTCCAGCCCGTTCTGATATGTATTGAACTTGCGATCTGATAAATCCTCTGTGTGCCAGTTGGTAAATATGACTTTGCCCAGCACACCCCATGCACCGTCTAAATATACATCGCGGTAATAGCGATCCTTGGTATTTTCAAGCCGGGTTATATCGTCAGCGGTTAAGAACTTATTATCGCGGTATGTCGTTTTAAGTATGCAATATTCGGCGCATTTATATTCAGTGCGGGAATCGTCCCAATGTCCCTGGAAATAGTTTGTGTAAATCCAGTGCGTCTGATATATCGGATTAAATGACAGTATAATCCGCTTGTTTACTTTAGACTGCCCCCGCAGACGCTTGTCAAGCTGTGCTATGTCGTCGGGGTCCGCTTCGGTAGCTTCCTCAAACCATATGTCTGTAATAACGCCCTTAGCCGACGTGATCGACTTTATTTTCTCAGGGTCATCCATGCCGCCGAACAGTATTTGGTACCCATTGCGGCAGGTGATCAGCATATCTGTTTTATTAACGGAGAAACATTCTGTGAGCTTAAATTTTGAGATGGACTTCAGCACTTCATTAAATGTTGACCGGCGTACCGTATTGGCTACCTTGCGCAGCACTAGATAGTTATGCCCGCCACCGGCCACGTCCAGCACGCAGCGGTCTGACAGGAAAACAGACTTGCCGGAACTTGATCCGCCGTAGAATATTTCGGTTGGCGCTGTGTAACCGATGTAGGGTAAATAGACTAGGTTGAATATTTTGCGTTCTACATCTAGAATAATTTTACCCATCGGATACCCGAACAATAATGTTCAGGTCTGCGCCGTCCTTGCCGGTAACTTCTTGCCTGTCGGTGAACATCTTTAAGTTTTTACCCAGCAATTCCAATGCTCTATTGGCTCCACTGGAATCAAACCGATATTCTCCTGTTGGTTCTCCATGTGTATCAAAGATAGGTTCGGCCACCATGCACCGTTCTGCTACCGCTTTAAGGCTTGTAATCACATAATCAGCGGTTACAAGGGTTCTTTG